GTGATATATACAATAGGTGGGGTGGGGGAGGGCAATCAAGTTGGAGCGTGTTGTATTATATACATCAGGGGATGTAATCGGTCTAAATACACAAACCCCATATTTTTAAAACATCCATACCTCTTCCTCCTCTGTTATAAATAATATAAAAACATAAAGTATGGATAAACCAAATATTACTATTGACTTTTCGAGGGAAGTATGATATAATACTCGCAGATGAATGAATATGAATCGAGAATAGATTGGAGCGATACAGTACATGGATGAAGAAATAGATTTAATAATTGAACCAGCCGAGGAGAAACCCAAGAAGTTATCTAAGCGTGGGAAGAAGTTTGGTGTTAGAACCCAGGGTGAACGTGGAGTTACTGCGAACCAGTGGACTAACTCACCACAGCAGAATGAGTTCTTACGGTTTTACCTAGACCCAGAGGAAAAAGAAACCTGGGGTAATGCTTACCTAGCAGCAACAAAAGCTGGGTACTCAGAAAGCTATGCCTCGAGTATAATAAGTGTAGCACCACAATGGATACAACATGCTAATAATATAGTTAAGTTACAGCCTGAGCATCTAAAACAGGCACTAGCAGCTATCGCCAGTTCCAAGTTCGAGAAGGCATCAGACCGTATCCAGGCTATTAAATTACTTGGAATAGACCAAGGTATGTTTGTACAGAAGCAACTTGTCGGACATATTAACATAGAGGATGCTCTAAGAGACCTAAAATAGGGGAATAATATGGATAAAAGACCATCATTTAATATGGGAATCAAGGAACTTAAAAGAGTTCTGGATAGAATGGATATGCCCAAAACGGAGAAGAACCGTACAATTAAACTATATAAAGAACGACTATATACACGAGTTGAAGAAGTTAAAGAGAAGATGAAAGATGTTGGGACGCTGCCAGACGAACAAAGTTCGTTGTCAAATGCTACCGCATCAGCAGAGTACATTACCAGCCGAGGTTACTACAAATGCCACAGATAAATAAGGTACAACTCTATATATGGGATGATAACCTAGAGTTTCTAAAAGATGTTAAAAACAAAAGTAAACTTATAAACTTGTTACTCATAAAGTATCGAGAGGAAATCAGGTAATGGATGAGTATAAGTTATCCAAGGAGCAACTCCAGAAGATACTTGACATCAAAGACAACTTCTACAGATACGCTGATAACAATCTTTGGATTAGAAGCAAGTCTGGTGAGATAATAAAGTTTGAACCTAATAAACCGCAGAAGGCACTGATAGATTATGTTATCTACTGTCTTGCCAATGGTATTCCAGTCAGGGCGATTGTATTAAAAGCTAGGCAGATGGGATTATCTACTGCTATCGAGGCTCTTGGTTACTGGTGGAACTCTACTAATAAGAACCAAACTGCCGTAATTATCGGTCACGAAGAAAAGTCTGCAAAGAACCTCTATATGATGTTCCGTAGATATTATGACAACAGTAACCCTATATTTAAACCAAGTATTAAATACAACACTAAATCAGATTTAAGTTTTGAAAGGTATGATGATGCAGGAAACCAAGTCGGGCTTGGCTCAGTTATTAAGACTGCCACAGCTAAGAACACGAGTGCAGGTAGGTCTGATACTATTCAGTTTTTACATGCTAGTGAGGTTGGGGAATGGGAAAATGGCGAGGAACTTATTGCTTCCCTTATGCAAACCGTCCCATTCTTACCCAAGACGTTTATCTTTCTAGAGTCTACGGCTAAAGGTAAGGGCAATTACTTCCACAAAGAATGGCGTAATGCTGAAAAAGGATTAAATAACTTTATACCGTTCTTCTTTCCCTGGTGGTTGATTGATGAATACGCAGATTATAACGATGAAGACGTAGGTGAACTATCAGAATACGAAGAATTCCTAATTGACTTGCTAAAGAAGGGTTTTGATACCTGGAGTGGTGAACACTATCCCGTAGAAGAGTCAGAATTTATACCTAAAATTAAGTTTTATAGGCGTAAATCTAAAGATTTTGCCTCTGACCCTGCCAGAATGTACCAGGAATACCCGAGTATAGCCAATGAAGCCTTTGTTGCCTCTGGTGCTAACGTATTCCCAGTACTTAAACTCTCTGAAATGGAACTTGAATGCTTAGAAGTAGATGAATACGACTATTATAAGCTAATTACAGGTGACGAACACGAAGATTTTGTTATAGAAAGCGTGAATTATGACCCTAATGTAGAAGATTTCACGTATGTAGCACCACTAAAGATATTCGAGACCCCTATACCAGGACATGAGTATGTTATTGGTGCAGACGTTGCTGAAGGGCTAGCTACGGGAGATTATTCAGTAGCAGAGGTGGTGGATACCGTCACAATGAAGACTGTAGCCCGTTGGAGAGGACACTGTGACCCTGACAGGTTCGGGGAAATACTCGGTGCTCTAGGTGCATACTACAACTACGCACTTATAGGTGTAGAGGTGAACAACCACGGACTAACAACAATCCAGAAGTTGCGAGATACCTTCTATACTAACCTATATAAACGAGACAGAGGCTATGATGAGGACTTTGAAGAGCCAACGTCTAACCTCGGCTGGAAGACAGACGTTCGCACTAAACGACTTATGGTTGATGGTTTAATCCGTATTATACGAGAATGTCTCAACGAAGAAAAGGACGAAATATTTGTCCAGGAAGCATTCGCCTTTGTACGGGATGACCGTGGTAGAGCCAATGCTGAAGAAGGTGAACATGATGATACGATTATAGCTAAGGCTATTGCGTTCCAACTGTTTCCGTGGGGGGACAACGATACTAGCAAACTCCAGGTTACTAAACCGAAGGGTCATGCTGACCGTAAATCTAAACATAAGGTTATTAAAAAATGAATGAAGACACACCAAAACTAACTGACGCTGATATAGCAAGAGGCGAACCGCTTCTAACTTCAGTAATGGGTGATTTTGAACGTGCAAGAAAGTACGTTGAAACTAATTACCAATCAATTTGGGAAGACTGTTTTAAAGCCTACAACGCTATTCGTACAAGACGAGGCTACTCAGGTGTAGCGGATGATTTCATACCAGAGATATTCTCAATAGTTGAATCGTTAAAAGCTGCCATTGCAGGTTCTAAACCAAAGTTTAAATACATGCCTCTTGATGAGGAACAGGAACAGGATACAGACATTCTAAACGCTCTGGTAGATTACTACTGGTCATGTAACAATATGACAGAGAAGATGTTGAACTGGGTAGGTGATATGATTATCTACGGTAATGGCGTATTCATGGTAAGTTGGGAGAATAACAAACCGCTTGTCCATCATATTCCACTTAGCGACTTCTTTGTAGACCCTACTGCCACACACATAAACCGTCCAGAAGAGCGTGGGTATGCTAAATACGCTGGTTATCGCTATCTTACGAGCGTAGAGCAATTAGAAGCCAAGCAGATATTTGACATCAAAACTGGTGACTTAGTACCTATGTACAAGAACCTAGACTTAGTTACTGCTGGTTCACTCGGAGATGCAGATGACAAGACTCGTAAAGAACAGCTACTTGGTTCGACATTAGGTAAAGATGCTGCCAAACATCAAGTTGAAATCATCGAATACTACACAGCTAAGAAAAAGATTATTATTGCTAATCGTAGTGTTATTATATACCAAGGTGATAATCCATTCCAACGTAAAGAGAAAACCGTTAAGGGTGTTGCACTTGTTGATGGTAATCCAATAGAAACTAAGACGATTATCCCAGGCATACAAGGCTTCTTACCGTTCGCTATCCTAAGAAATTACACAGACTCTAACCTATTCTTCGCACGTGGAGACGTTGAAGTGCTTATCCCTATGCAGGAAGCTCTTAACGATACAAGTTCTCAGAAACGAGACAACCTTGCATATGCTCTCAATAACATGTGGCAAATCGACCCTAGGTTCAAACATCTTGCAGAGCAAATTGAATCAATGCCTGGTGCAGTGTTCCCAATTCCAAAGGGTGCGTTGACAGCTATTGAAAAGAAAGATATGAGTCCAGCTGCAGATACTGAAATCTCACGACTGACACAAGCAATGCGAACAGCTTCGGCTGCAGATGCTGCTGTCCAGGGCGTATCTCAGAAGTTCTCACGAACAACTGCTACAGAAATTGCTGCACAGCTTAACCAAGCAAGTACACGATTTACTACCAAGATTCAGAACTTAGAAGACGAAGGTTTTGCACAACTTGCAAGAATTTTTTACAAGATGATTCAAATCTTTGTTACTAAGGAATTGGCTGTACGTGTTATAGGTAAGACTGGCACAAGCTGGAAAGACTACGACCCAAAGAAGTATATAGGTGAATACCAGCCTCGTGTTATCCTAGAAGCAACTGCTAAGGCAGAAGCTGCACAGATGGCACAGGCGGTACAGGTAGCTGCACAGTTCGGTATGAATAACCCAATGGTCAATCAAGAAGCATTACTGCGTAAGATATTCGTATCTATATTCCCAGATTCTCCAAAGGATGACATTGATGAATTATTAACTCCTCCAGCTCCCCCAGTAATGGGTGGTGACGGACAGGCAGTTGACCCATCACTAACCCAGAACCCTAATACGC